TAAGGTCATCGTGGCTCTTAGAACTATCGCGAGATAGTCCGCCATTAATTGTTATCTTCATCTATATCTATTATATCAGCTACCTTAGCTTCCTCTATACGCTTCCTAGCAGCAGCTATAGTCGCCTCGTAGTCATCCTGTGTGTACACCTTTCGGTCCTCTGTAATCTGCGTAGCTTCCCCTCTAGCTGTCATAGCCTCCCTGGAAGCATTGGACTTAGCTATGGATAACTCCTTGATGTCCTTGAACCCGACCTCCATCTCCGGATCATTCTCCAAGCGATCGCGTACCTTATCAATTAAATCCTCCTCTAGGCTACTGAGGTTCAGATAGTTCTTGGCCGCTATCCGACCACTTAACTCCTTAAAAGTCCCCATATGGTCCGCGTAGTCCGCCAGTACACTAATCACAGTATCTCGCTCGAAACCATAGTGACGTACCAGCCTAGTCTGGGAACTACCCGTACTGTACAAATAAAGCAACTTAGCTACCTTCGCGGGATCATAGACGCTCAAGCACTTGAGCTTTAAACCCCGCTTCTCATTAGCCACCTCGTGGATACTCTGCTGGATCTCGCTCAGCAAAGCCTCCTTCTCCTTCTCAGTTGCACTCATTTCCCGATCTTCCATACCAGTACCTCATCATTAGTTTTACTACTTGTCAAGTTAATATACTATTAGCATTGCTAATACATAAAAGAAAGTTCAGTATATACGTATACATTCCCAGATTCCGTGTTATACTCTGCGTACCATAAGGCAGCAACTTCATAAGGCAGTTAAGTCCTAAACGTAATTCCTTTAATGAATATAAAATAAAGGGAATCATAAAAGAGAAGTCATAAACTGACATCTTATGGTACACAGTGAAAAGATATTGGATTAACTATGAATGCGCTCTGGTTTGCTAACTTTCATAGGATTAAAGGTAATTCACGTTGATTTCTATGTTATTGGATTCCTGTCCGTGGTAAAGGCCCCTTGAGTAAACCGAAGGTTTACGGGCAGTCCCCGAAGGGGACCTTGAGTGGGTAATTTTTTTAAGGGGCTGTATATGTATATATATACAAACGTCGCGCTGCAACTCAACCCCCTCCCCCCCTGTTCATCCGTTCACTACTGCTCTGTTGTTCACTACTGCCAGCTGCAGGATCTTGACGGCCGGTCGCCGGTTGCCGGTCGCCGGTCGCCGGTTGCGTGAAGGGTTTTTTTGTTTTGTGAAGATGGGATATGTTCGCACGACTATCATTCAACCGGCCGTTGCTTTGCATCTAGTGGAAGGCTTTGACGGGTAAAAGTGCGTACCTGGTACGATTCTTAATTAGAATGATTCTAAATAAGTTATTGGATCTTTTTTTAATATATACTTGACGACCCTTGTTTTACCCGCATTAATAGTGTTTCACTCTTAACTATAACTCAATAAATAACAAACAATATGACAAAAATAGAATACTATATAACTCAGGCCAACATTGCACACGATCTTTACAATAAATCGAATGGTTCTCACCAATCATTTTGGATGGGCGCAGCTCAGGGATTTCAAACGCGAATCTCAGATGAAGCTTTATTTGCTAAATGCATCGAAAAAGCTACTTTGATACTTTCCAAATAATAAACAAATAAAATATAATGAATCGTAAACAATGCATAAACGTAGTTCGCGCAATCAATGATCTACAGGCCATCAAAGGCCTTTTGACTGATTGCATCAATGAATCACCGGCAGCTTTAGACAAGCGTGGCACGTGGCAATACTACGCGGAAAAGATGCTTTCTTACTTAGAAAGTGATTTATCCGGAAAACCACCCTTTTCGATTTTTGCTGAGAAGGGTAATAAAAAATTACCGTTCGCGGCCTTCTCTTCTTTAGCTTTGGCGGACTGTCCCGGCAAAGGCGAATGTGTCAATTTTTGTTATTCGCTGCGAGCGTGGCGTTATCCGGCAGCCTTCTTTAGACAATTGCAAAACAGTTTATTAATGAGACTTAATCCCGAAGTAATAGAAAAAGCATTTTTGAGCCTAAAGACCGGCCGCACCGTTCGGTTATTCGTCGACGGTGATTTTAAAGACGTTAAAACGTTAAAGATGTTTATGGATTTATGCAAAGCGCGGCCAGATCTTAAGGTTTACGGGTATTCGAAAAGCTGGCTTGAATTCGTAAAGCTTAATTCGACCGGGTACGAGTGGCCTTCAAATTACCTTACAAATGCATCTTCCGGCAGCAGGCACGAACGCACGGGCCTTGCAAATGCTTTCCTGAGCTTGCCGGTGGTACGCGGTGATTTCTTAGCTGTCAAAGTCGATAAAGCGCACATAAATAAAAGAGCATATCAGGATAAGACGAAACCCGGGTCTAAAGAATACCGGCAAGACGTTTTAGCAAAGCTTAGACAGATACAAACTAAGGCCTTTGCTTGCCCCGGCAATTGCGGGAATTGTCTACCACAAGGCCGGCACGCTTGCGGCTCAAAAGACTTTGCCGGTGTTGCGATCGGCATTGGAATCCACTAATAAAAGAGAAGGCCGGCCGTCAAAGGCCGGCTTTTTTTTAACAATAAACAAAGGTAAAATATGAATGTAATTATTGAGGGTTTAAACTTGTCCAATAAGCAATTGATCGAGCTACGTGCTGCCATAAAGGCAAGGTATACACCGGAAAAGGTAAAGGCCTTAAATGCTAGGTTGAAAGCTACAGAGGGCAAATAAGAGCAAAGCAACGGCCGACGGTAAAACGTCGGCTTTTTTGTATCTACTCACAAGCCCGGCAAGCAAGGCAAGCCCGGCAAGCAAGGCAAGCAAGGCACGCCGAAAAGCCCGCCAGTGCACAAGGTTTTCCATCTATACGGCCGCACAAGGCATTTTAATTTGTGGCAAGGGTAAGGAATAGGGTAAGACGCCGGCGAGCTAGGCAAGGCAAGCAAGGAAAAAATATTTTAAAAATACATTTGACACGTAGTAAACAAGGGACTTTAACAGTAATTGAAGCGCGGGAAAAGCCTAGCGCATAACACATAAGAAAGGAAAACAATGGACAGATTAATCAAATCGTATAACAATACAATACACGCGGCCAATGAGCTATTTATAAGCGAAGGCCCGCAGCACGATCTTTACGTTGCACCCTTTGGATATCAGGACGAATACGCCTTGAAATCCACAAGCGGCACGACGTTTTGCACTGGTTCAAGGGACGAGTGCAACGCTCGCCTAGACGATCTTTTACTCTACGCCTTGACCGGGTATGAGTCCCTAAAATAACACATAAGAAAGGAAAACAATGAAAGATAAAAAACAATCACTAAGCATCGAAGACAGATATTGGGAAGTTGATTTTTTTGCCGATAAACTAAGGAGAGCCGGAGAGCTTATAGCCGAAGGGTCAATCACTCAGGGCTTCTGCAAAGAGATGCAGGAGGAGGCTATTGCGGCCCTAAAAGCTATATATGAGAGGGCATCAGCGCATCGCGACTACCTAAAAGAAATTCGGGACAGCGTAGAGGCAGAAGAAGACAGGGAGTTAACCCGGATTCAGGAGGAAGCAGTCAAGAGACTCAATAAAGGCATTAAGGAATTAGCCAACAAACTTAACAAATAAGAAAGGATAAAAATGCAAACAGAAATCAACTCAACAAATATACATATAGCCTGCGAAATAGCGGAGCAAATAGTCGAGAATCATATTGGCGAAGGTATGGTATGGCAGGAGCGGGAAGACGGCTCAGAGGGCTTTACAGAAGACGCGCAAGATATGTTCAACGAAGTTTATGGCATTATCACAACGGAACTAGAGAGGCATAATCGATAACAATGCAAACTATACAACTAGAAGGCATCGAGCTACGGCCTGACAAATACTTTGACATAACAGTCGAAGCGGAGGCCGTGACAACTCAGTGCGAGAGCAGCAGCGAAGCCGGGGAGTCACAAGTCACAGAAGCTTGGGAGGAGCGCGACCTTGACGGGTTCGAGATCGTCTCACTGGTTTACTGGCCGAATGAAGATACTCCGGTTGACC